TTGGTGTAAATAACTGCTTTAGTCATTGTTCTCCTCGTATTCGATGACTATCCTTTTAATTAATTTTCCACGACTATCTTGGACAATGAAATGTTTTAATTCTCCATCAAGTTCTTGTACAATTTGATGAAGTCTCCACCAGGAAACATGTTTGTCAGTCACGTTGCCTCCAGTCATCAGGTTTTTCTCTTTGAAACCAATCTACAATTTCATCTGCCCCATTAAACCCCTTTTTGTAATTAGATGGGTCGGGGTCTCCTAATCCCATCTTATTCATAAAATCATCCATAGTGCCCTCCTGAATATCCTGAGCAGCTTGACGACGTGCTTTGTTCAACCAATCTCTTGCCGTAGTATATGACTTGGCAATCTTTTCTGCCCAAATCATATCTTCTAATTTGACTTCTTCTTTATTTGCAATTTTCTTACAAATAAACTCAAGTCGAAGCCTATATTGGGTAGATAGCATATCTATTTTATTCTTTTAGAGTATTTATTCTTCAGGGTTATCTTTTTTATTAAACCCAAATGATGCTTCTTTCTCTTCTAATGCTAATTTAAGAGCAACACCACCAACTGCTTCCATGACTTTCAAAATGTCTTCAGCCTTAGCGTCTTCACCAAGTTCTTTGGCAATATACCAATACTTTGGCCAGAATGTTTCACCAGCATTTTTATAGTCTTCAAGTGTAAGAATTTTCATAGTTTAGATAATACTTCTTTGTAAATGTTTTCTGCAATGGCTTTCATCATCAATGGAGGAACCATACGACCAACACGTTCAGTTTGTTGTGATTGTGTACCAGTAAGAATGAAATCGTCAGGAAGTGATTGAATACGTTTGAGTTCTGGAACAGAAAGTACTCTGTCTTCATTCCAGTGAATTAGACCACCACTAGCTGTAAGTGTAGGAGAGGGTTTATAGAATGATGCCCTCTTCGTATTAAAGCAATGTCCTTTTTCATGATAGTCCATACCAGATAGAATCTTCTTGGGATTCTTTGGCATCTTACTGACAACTTTTTTATAGATACCACTCTTTGTCATGTGATCAATAAGAGACTGAATATTTTCAGGATCATTATCAACACCATCAATGATATCACCAATAGTAGTATCCTTTGTTGATGTAGGAGGGAAAAGAGAAGATACTGTTAGTACGTTCAATCCGATTTTATCTGCAATGTCCTGTCGAACAGCAATAAAAATAAGTCTTTCTCTTGCTTGACCTACACCATAGTGAGATGCTTTCATCACTTTGGAAGTGACAAGATAACCAATCTCTTCAAATGCATTGGTAATCTTTGCATAATAAGTCTTTGCCTCGCCAATTGTCAATCCCTTGACATTTTCAGCAACAATGACTTTTGGTTGAATACCTTTGGCAACACGAATATATTCGAAGAATAAGTCTTCAATATTTTCTACTTTCTTTCCATCAGAATAGTTCTTCGTCTTACCCCATCCATCGGAGTGTTTAGAACCCTCACCCCGACACATAGATCCTGCAACAGAGAATGCAGAACAAGGTGGTGACCCATCAAGGATATCTAGTTCACCAGGTTTTAATCCAGTAATCTTAAGAAAGTCACCACCTACAAGTTGTTTGATATCATCAGGAACAATATGTGTTGATGGGTAATTAGATGCATATGTCTTCCTTGCTTCTTCTACAAACTCATTAATGCATAAAATCTTACCCCCAGCAAGACGGTATCCAGTGGAAGAACCACCACCTCCAGCAAAGGTTGAAATTACGGTAAACTTTGATTTAGCTTCACCGTCATAAACATCTTGTAATTTATATGGGAGTTTCATAAGGGCAATATTCCTGATCCAGTTGATGCGTAGTCAGAAGCGAGATCCATGACTCTCTTCCTACCACGGTTATTTAGCATTTTATCATCCAATAGAGTTTCAAACAAGTGGTCAATATTAGAACCAAGTTGAAGATTAATATGGTCTTTCACATTTGTTATACGTGAGAACTCTTCTTTAAATGCATCTCTGACAATCTGTTTCTGTTTAGGCTGATTTAACTCAAACCAATCATACTTAAAGAAGAAGTCTCTGACATCATCATGATAGATGTATGGATGTACAAGTGTTATATTTTTCTCATTGGACAACTGTTCAATTTGACGAAATCCAGTCACATTATGTGGCATGAAATAATTACGTCTGAATTGATCAAACTTTTCTTTCGGTTCTTTGAAGTGAAGAATTGCTTTCTTACTCACGCCATAATAACCATCAGCACCAATACCACTCAAGAGATACTTATTAGTGATTTCAGGAAAAACATAGAGAAAAGGAAAGGTACACTCAAAGTGCGTCTTCTTTCTACAATCATAGTCTTTCACTAGACGAAGAAAGTCCTGAACGAGGTTATCTTTGGGTACTACAATAGTCTTACAGTTCCATCCAAACTTAGCCGACACTTCTTCTGCTTTACATGCATCATAAGACCTATCATCCTCCAAATGAAAAGTATATGCAGTAATTTTTTTACCAAGACGATGGGCAGAAAAACCCAGACTCAAACTATCCACACCACCAGACAACAAAATCCCCACATCATCTGTGGGGACTTCTTGAGAGATGATGTCACTGAGGATAATGTCAATCATTTTATGGCTATAACTCCAGCAAACTGATGATTTCTCCAGAAGATCTGACAGTCTTTGAAACCAGCACACCATATCATAGACTTGAGTTCATCCCAAGTATTTGGTTTCAACATGTCACGAAGTTCTTTCTCTTTGTCCATGATCTCATCTGCAGTGAATGACTTCTTCTTGTAGTCATAGTGATTGAATGTCAACAGTTCTTGAAAGAACGCATTCTCACACATCAACTTCTCTGCGAAGATGAATGCACCACCTTCATTAAGACCCTCATAGATTTTGTTGATTGTATCTTGACGAGTGGTCTTTGGCATGAACTGAAGAGTGAACAATGATGTCACCAAAGAACAGTTCTTGAACTCATAGTTGGTGACATTACCACGAACAAAATCAAGAATTGCCCAAGGGTAGTCTTTACGAATCTCTTTGTATCTCTCATCCAAATCATCATAGAACCCACCAGCAAGTTCAACACCTACGTATTGAACCTGTTTACGAGACTGATTATTGGAAAGGATCATCTTGGTCAGTTTACCAGTAGAACAACCAACATCAACGACTTTCGTGTGATCTTCCACAAAGTATCGAGAGAACGATACAGTATCCTCCAGGAGGTTTGAGTAACCCCGAATAGATTTGTCGATATGATTATCGAAACCTTCTGGTGAATGTGCGAAAGAAAAGTCGTATGTCATTTTCCAACTCCGTAGTCTGGTGCTGCTTCTGTTTCAAGTTCACGAATCTCCTTTGCAGCTTCTTCAAGAGCAGATTCGATCTGTGTATCCAGTGTACCAATGGTTTCACGAATGTCAACAATACGTTGAGGGATACATGTTGGATCGTAAGTATATCCTTCCTGTTCTTTATATAGCACCTGGCGAATTGCAGCTGCTGTTCTTACATCAAGTTCAAGTTTAATCACAGGTCTCCCTCCTTACGGTTTTCAGAATAATGAACATCAAAGGTACCCTCAGGATACCGTGCCGACAGTTTCTCAACATTCATTTCAAGAACTTCATCAAATGATGTATCAAGTGCCATGAATGCTTGAGCAAGATACCAACAGATATCACCAAGTTCACGTTTCATATGAAACACATTTTCTTCAGTATATGGTTTACCCTGAAGGAAAATCTTTTTAACGACTTCAGTAAACTCACCAGATTCGGCAGTCAAACCAAATGCTGCTGTCATCAATTGTGTGACATTACAGTCATCCTTTACTTCAAGTTCAGAAAGACGTTGTGCAAGAGTAGGCCAATCAAGACTTGGTTGACTTGTAGTTTGACGAACAAACTCTACGTACTTTTCAGGATCAATCTTGCTATTAGAAATAGTCATGGGTTAAATGGTTCTTGTTGTGTATCGGGTAAAATTTGTTGAGGTGGTAACTCAGGGTCACCAGGCATTGTTGTATGAGAAACATCTACAGTCTCTTGGGGAGGAAAGTATATTTTAACATAGGTATAATCATATGCCCAGTTTCTATTACAGATTTCTTGAGCATGTTTTTCAGACCCACAATGACAATACCTATTACCTCTCGTATCTCTCACTTCAAAATAGTGAGCAGGTTCATTTATTACAAGTTTAGATTGTAATTCTCTTGTTGTAAGTCCCATATCAGAACTTAAATCCATCAAATGATTTTTTAGGTTTTTCATCATAAGTATACTCCTCTTCTTTCTTATTGTCAAGGAGATCATCCTGTGCATTCTGCTCACAGTCGTACAGTCTCATCTTAGCACGATCAATACCAACCACAAATCTCTTGTAGATACTAAGATCGTTGTATCTGTTCTTAAGTTGTTTTACAAGTATCTGTCCCAGGGATTCGAGCTCTTCAGTCGAAATAAGGGCAAACATAAGATCAGCAGTAGCAGGGAGTCCAAAGGACTCACTAGTATCAGTAAGCTCAACATCAGAGCTACCATAACCAGAACGAGTGGTCTGCGTGGCAGATACGATAGGGACGTTTGCTTCACAAGCCAATCCTCTAAGTTCTTCAGCAATAGACTTAATAATCGTATATGAATTAACATTGCTGCCTCCCCGATACCGAGAGGAAGCACAAATATTAAGGTAATCAATGAAAATAATGTCAGGCCTGAATGACTTCTTAAGGGCGAGTTCATTAAGAAGTGACTTAAAGTGTCCACTGTGTGCAGTCGCAGTAGGATATTCTTTGATGATAAGAGTTCCCTGAGTCTTCTGAGCAAGGTTTGTAACCTTCTTCTCGAAAGTCTGTTTAGGAAGTTCCGTTATCTCCTGAATATTTACATTAAGTAAGTTGGCGTCAATACGTTCTGCGATCTTCTCTTCTGCCATCTCACATGTGATATACAACACATTCTTGTTCTGAAGTAGGCAAGAAGATGCCATGTGACACATAAACAAAGACTTACCCACACCTGTACCAGCAAGAGCAATATTCAGAGTCTTATTAGGTAAACCACCTTTAGTAATCTTATTAAAGTATTCAAGATCGAATTCAATCTTATTCTCTTTCTTGTGATACAGTTCAAATCGTTCTTCATAATCATTCAGGTAATCGTGACCTACATGATTATCAAAACTAACACTCAACGCATCAGAAAGAATAGAAGGAATT